ATCACGATGAAGTCAGAGGACAACCCCTTCATCTCCAAAGAGGAGGTGGACGAGATTCGTCTGACGACGCCGGATGGAGTCTTTCGCCGGGAGTACGAGGCATCCTTCGAGCACTTCACGGGACTCATCTGGCAGATGTTTCGGGACCGCCGGCACGACCCGGAGTTTCCTGGCCGCGGCGGACACATCTTCGATCCGGTGAAGACTCCGGTGCCATCGACCGGCTCTCACTACCGGGGAATCGACATTGGCTGGCGGCATCCCACGGCCTGTGTGTGGGGCAAGGTGGTCCCGCCTCGAAACGACTTGTGGATCTATCGCTGCTATCTCGGAGAGGAGAACATCCCACATGAGCAACACGCGAGGGAGATCGCTCTACGGACCCAAGAACCCATCGTGGATACGTACATCTCCCCTGATGCCAAGCGGAAGTCCCCCGGCAGAGGAGGAGAGGACGGACTCTCCGCATGGGAGCTCTACGAAGAGGCCGGGATCTGGTCCCGAAGGGCGAACGATGACGTGGCCGCTGGATGCAACCTCGTCGCCTCCTACATGCTCGCCACCCTGCGCGATAACCCAAACCATCCAAAGCTCTTTGTATCGAAGGACTGTCGCCAACTCATTGACGCGATCCAGTCCTACGTCTTCGCGGAAACCTCGGAGACCTCTCGTCTGGCCGCCCCTGAGAAGCCGCGCAAGTACAAGGATGACCTGGACGACGCGCTGAGATACCTCATCGCAGGTCGCCCGCTGTACGTGCCGGATTCCGAGAGGGTGGGCGGAAATGCGATGCTCACGGACGATAATGTAAGATACGGCTATCCTGAACGGAAGGCGACGAGGAGGAAAGGCACCGGACCCCGAATCATGGGGATGTAAGTGGCCGATTCCAATTACGCTGATCCGAACAAGTTGCCCCCGGAGAAGAAGGCCGCGAAGCTGGTCTTCGATTCCTATGATCGCTCTCGCCGTCTACTCGTAGATCCGAAACGGGATCAGTGGAAGGAGTGGTATCGCGCATACCGCTCGGTGATCGACCTGGGGACGGACGATAACTTCGTCTCCCAACTTGTCGTCCCGCTGATCTTCACGAACGTCGAGGATTTCCTGCCTCGTCTCGCGGCGCAGACGCCGAAGATCGAGGTGTGGCCGCGGTCCTCCGAGGACAGCCGGCGGGCCTCCGTTCACCGGGCGCTCCTCAAGTACGATTGGCAGATCCTCAACATGGTCTACCGGATCGTGGAGTTCGTCAAGTCGGCGGAAATCTACGGCACGGCCTGGATGAAGACCTCTTACCGCAAGACGGAAGAGGTGCGAGCCCGCCGCGTCCCTGGCGTGGTGCTTGGCCCGGACGGTCAGCCCACGGGGGAACGCAAACTCCAGATGAAGGTCGGCAAGACGCTGACCTACGACGATCCCTGGGTGGACATCCTCGAGGTGGATCAAGTCTTCCCCGATCCTGACGGGATCTCGGTGGACGAGTGCCAGTACATCATCCATCGCGCCCGCTCCTCGCTGCATGAGGTGGAGTCGGCTCGCAGGGACGGCAAGCCGCTCTACGATCAGGAGGCGGTAGACAAGCTCAAGAGGCACCTCGTCAACGGCTCCAACCCCGTTACCCTGAACTCGGGCACCCAGACCCTTCGGGAAGAGGCGCAGGAGAGATTCAACGAGACGCGGATCGAGTCTCCCGACCCCTACAAGCGGGAGTTCCACCTTCTTGAGTATTGGGAGCGCGGCAAGGTCATCGTGGTCGTGGAGGAACTCCGTGGTACGGAGATCCCGCCCCTGCGAAACGACTGGAACGAGGTGGGGCACCTCCCCTTCGTGCAGTTCACGCCGATTCCTGACACGAATTCGATCTACGGGCTCTCGATCCCCGAGATCCTGATGTCCCTCCAGGTGGAATTGTCCCTCCTGCACTCGGTGAGGCTGGACAACCTGCTCTCGACCGTCCATCAGATGTGGACGATCATCCGGGGGTCGGGGATCAACGCCAGGAACCTGAGATTCCGCCCCGGCGGCATCCTTCCCGTGCGGGATCACGACGATATTCGTCCCCTCCAGTCCCCCTCGATGGATTTCACGATCTATCGGGAAGCGAACGAGGTGAAAGACCTCGCTCAGCGGGTCGGTGCCACGGATACCTTCCAGGGAATCGGTTCTCCCGGCGCTACGGCCACCGAGGCGAACATTCTGGCCGAGGCTTCGGGGTCAAGAGCAGCCCTCATGTTCCGAATCCTGGGGCATCAGACATTGACGCCTCTGGGACGCCAACTCATGCGTCTGAACGAGTTGTACGTGGACACAGATCGGAACCTTTCGAGGATTCTGGGCGATGACTTCAATGAACAGCAGTTCGACCAGACGACGGGGGCGGTTTCCGAGGCCCCGCCGCAGTTCGACAAGATCACGCCCGAGGAGTTGATCTCCAAGACGGGGATCGACATGGACGTAACGATCGACCTTGCCACGGTAGAGCCTGGGAACGCTCAGGTCAGGCTCGCTCGAGCCGAGCGGGTACTTCCCACCCTTCTCCAGACTCTTCCGCCCAATCATCCCGCCGTCGAAGCGGCCTTGGTGGAGTTCTTCCGGGGCTCGGGGATCAGCGAGAGGCCGGAATCCCTCTTCAACTCTCCCCAGGCTCAGCAGTCCATCGAGGAGCAGCGAGCCGCGGAGCAGGCCGAGAATCAGGGCGGTGAGGAAGAGAACACGGCACCCCCTGGTGAGAACGCCGGCAGCCTAGCCGAATTATTGTCAGCCGAGGGCGGATCTCTCGCTGGCGGGCAGGGAGGTATCCAGTAATGAACGAAGCTGAACGCCTGCAACTCATCACGCAAATCAAGGACTACACGGCGGGCCGGGCGCTCATCGAGCACCTTTCGATTGCCTACCGAAAATTGTTAGTCGAACTGACACAAAATGTCGAACCGACAAATAGTGGTAGGATCGGGCAAATTCAAGGGGAAATCAGCGCTCTTCGGGGCCTGGAAGCTCTCTTGGAGGCTGATTTCGAGTTCACCCTGGAAGAGATGGAGGAACAAGCGGCATGACGGAGCCTCTCGGCAGGATGGATATTCTCAGTGAGCTTGGCGCTCAGCCGAACTCTGACTTCGAGACGGACACCTCGCTGGACGAGGCTCAGGTCAACGAGGAGCCGATCTACGACGAGGCTGACGACTTCCTGGGTCTTGCCACGGGCGTGCCCCCGGTCGAGCAGGAGGAAGCGGCTCCCGGTGAGGAGTATGTCGATGAGAGCGAAGAGGGTTGGGAGTACCAGATCCTCGACAACGTGGCCGAAAACATGGCCGACGAGGACGTGGAGGTCTACCGCGACCCCGCCCTGGCCGAAGAGAACGCCTACATGCGCGGTCGCCTGGAGGCAGCCGAGCAGCAGATCGTGGAGCCGCAGGAGCCGGAAGCGCCGGCACAGGCTCAGCCCCTCGACTTTCAGAACCCCGAGATCCTCAAGGCTCTACAGGAGAAGATCGACAACGGAGAGCTGGATGCGTCCACGCTGTCCTCGATTGTCGGCACCTACTCCGAGGCCGTAGCGAGGAATCTCTACGGGTCCAAGATCGAAGCCTTGGAGGCTCAGCAGTCTCAGGCCGACGAGTTTCAACAGAATCAGAACGCATACACCGAGGTACAGCGCAACCTGAGTGATTCGCTCAGTGAGGCGGCACAGCTCGGAGACCTGGAGGCCGCTGTGGTAGCAGAGTGGCAGGAGAACGGTACGGAGTCGTACCTATATCCGTACTTCGAGGATCTCTACAGCGAGAACCCCGCCCTACTGGCGACTCCGACCGCGATCATCAACGCGGTTCAGGAGGTTGCGAGCGACCTCTACGAGTACAACCAGAATCTGCAAGAACTCCAAGAAGGGGAGTATGTGGATACTGGCGAGTCCGTAGAGACAGCCGCCGGGTCTTTGGTGGGTAGTAGAAGCGAGGTATCGACCGTCATGAATCGTGCCGTAAGGCAGGCGGGAGATGGCTCATCCAACCCACAGATGACCGACGACGAACGGCTCGTTCAAGAGATCATGGACACCTCGTCCAAGATCGGACGGCTCGGGCCTGGCTTAGTCGGTTGATCTAGCCAAAGGAGCCATAAAAATGGCGACAATCATCGACGGCCAAAGAGGTACGGCTGGTACTGACGGCATCCTCGCTGCGCGGCGCGTAGTCGACATGCACGGGAAGATCATGCTTCTCGAGCCGGACAAGAATCCCCTCACCCTGTTCTCTCGGATGATCTCCTCGAAAGCGGTCATCAACCCCGAGTTCAAGGTGCTCGAAGACGAACTCGTTCCGAACCTGGATCGGGTCAACAATGGCGCGGGCTACACCGCCTCTGCGACTTCGGTTGTGGTGGATAACGG